GATTTTTTATCGTGCAGGGTTGAGGGGATAGGCAAAACCTATTCCCTTTCCCTGGACGACTGGAAATTCTTGGGTATGCTGGCGAATGAGATAGCGATGTTGTGCGAGCAAGAGGGGGTGACGGTATGACCTGGACAAAATTAGAAGGCGGCACGGAAGAAAGCGTATAGCCAAGACAATCAATGCGAAAATGTCCGATATGCGATAAAACAGCGAGGGTGGAAAAGGAAAGCAGATACGGAGAAATGTTTTGCCGGAAATCTGAGAGATATTATATTCGTTGCGGATGTAAGGTTATCCATTTGCGAGGCAAAAACAAGCCGGATTTAGAGGCGAGCTGGAATAGGTGGGTGGGAATGGTAGGCGGGATGGCTAAAAATAACTCTTGACACGATTTAAAATTCTGGTATAATTTTATTAGGTGAGAGAGGCGAAAATACGATGAAACAATTTATAAAAAATAAAAGCCGAAGAAAAGAAAATTCATCGGCTTATTTTCTGTCCAGCCTGGAGTGCTTCTCTCACCGGACGCAACGATAACATCGTATCCCCAGGCTGGACTTTTATTTAGGGCTTAAGGCCCGGAAAGGGAGTATGGAAGAAAAAGGCGTAACGAATATTGTGGCTTCTCCTGCCGAAATGATTCAGCAAGCGGTAGCTGGCCGCGCGAATCTTGAGCAGTTGGAAAAACTGCTTGTATTGCAGGAACGGTTTGAGGCTAATCAGGCGAAGAAGCTGTATCATCAGGCGATGGCGGCATTCAAGGCTGACCCGCCGAAAATAGAGAAGGATAGGAAGGTTTCCTATTCTACGTCCGCGGGGAAAGTGGGGTATGCGCACGCCTCTCTGGCCAATGTAACCGATAAAATCAATGAGGCTCTTAGTAGGCAGGGACTCTCCGCTTCCTGGTCAACCAAACAGAATGGAGTGATTATAGTTACTTGCAAAATTACCCATATTCAGGGACATAGCGAAGAGACATCATTGGCCGCGTCCGCTGATACTTCCGGCTCAAAAAACGCAATACAGGCTATCGGTAGCACAATTACATACCTGGAGCGCTATACCTTGTTAGCGCTGACCGGGCTGGCTACCTCAGATATGGATGATGACGCTAAATCGGCAGTAGAATGTATCAGCCAGGATGAGGTCAATTCCCAGCGAAGAGACGTCGTTGGCCGCGTCCGCCGATACGTCCGGCTCAAAAAACGCAATACAGGCTATCGGCAGCACAATTACATACCTGGAGCGCTATACCTTGTTGGCGCTGACCGGGCTGGCTACCTCAGATATGGATGATGACGCTAAATCGGCAGTAGAATGTATCAGCCAGGATGAGGTCAATTCCCTGATAGATAATCTGATTGATATAAATGTGCCGGTGGGCAAGTTTTTGGAATTTATGAAACTTGAAAAACTGGAAGCAATGCCGAAGGTGAATTATCAAAAGGCGTTAGCGGCGATTGAGGCAAAGAGACAGAAACAGCGAGTGAAAAAATGATAATTATAGATTGTATCCAGGGCACGCCTGAATGGTTCGCGGCTCGTTGCGGAATTCCCAGCGCCTCTAATTTTGATAAAATATTGACCACCGACGGGAAGCCTTCCAAGCAGAGGATAAAATATCTTTACCAGCTGGCCGGTGAGAAAACAGCCGGCAAGCAGGAAGAAACTTATCAAAACGCGGCAATGCTCCGCGGCATAGAAATGGAGGATGAAGCCCGGAAGCTCTACGAGATAATAACAGGGGAGAGCGTGTTTCAAGTTGGGATTTGCGTTACCGAGGGTAAGGCTGTCTATGCCGCCAGCCCCGACGGGATGGTTGGCGAAGATGGTTTGCTGGAAATAAAAAATCCGCTCATTGCCACGCACGTATCCTACTTGCTGGACGGTAAATTGCCTATGGATTATTTCCAGCAAACCCAGGGCCAGCTTTTGGTTACGGGCAGAAAGTGGGTAGATTTCGTCAGTAACTATCCGGGGCTTAAACCGTTGATTGTAAGGGTTGAGCGGGATAAGGAGTTTCTTAAGGCCTTGGAAATTGAATTAGAGGTTTTTTGTTCGGAGTTAGCGGAGATTATCAGCAAAATAAAATAAGGGAGAAATATGGAAAACCAAAGTCGCGAGTAAAGTGCCCTTATTGCGGCAAACATTTTCAACTAAACAAAGAGGAGGAATGATGGCGAATTTTAATAAAGTTATTTTGATTGGGAATTTAACCAGGGATCCGGAGCTAAAATATACTCCACAGGGAACAGCGGTTGCGAATATCAGTCTGGCCATAAATCGTCAATATAAAGTTAGCGAAGAAACAAAAAAAGAGGTTACTTTTGCGCCGGTTGTTTTGTGGGGGCGGTTAGCAGAAATAGCCAATCAATATTGCCTAAAAGGAAGCCCGCTGATGGTTGAGGGCAGGATACAGACCCGCTCGTGGGAAAAAGACGGGCAGAAGTACTACAAGACAGAAGTGGTTGCGGAGAATATCCAGTTGTTGGGCGGGAAAAAAGAAGTTAAACAAGAAGAAACTGATTCTGGCGCGCCAGTGGCGGCTGGCGATGATATGGAATTGTAATGCTAATGCTTGACTTCTCCAATAATTTTGATATAATAAATCTATCGGTCAGAAGTGCGGATTTTTTATGTCAAAATGCCCCTTTAGTATGCGCAGTCGAACCTTACCGTTCTTCTGACCGACGCAGAAACGGGGGCTTTTTATTGGAGGGTAGTAATGCCTAAAAGATTAAAAGGATTTCAAAAAGGACATTTAGGATTTAGGAAAAAAATTAGAATTGAAAGAAATTGCCAATTTTGCGATAAGAAGATTCATGTTAAAAAATATTTAATAAAATTGGGAAGTGGGAAATTCTGTAATATAAATTGTTATGCTAAATGGCAATCGCAAAATAGAAGATTAGAAAAAAGTTATTCTTGGAATGGCGGGGCTGAATCTACATATAGAAAAATTGCCAAAGATACAATAAGAAGATTATCCATCCCTCTGGTTTGTTCTATCTGTAGGAGAAAAGAATCAATTATAATACATCATATTGATAAAAATATAAAGAATAACGATATGCTTAATTTAAAGGTTTTATGTCAATCTTGTCATGTTAATTTACATAATCAAATTGAACACAAAACAAGACAAGATTCAGCCCATTCATTTATTTGTTGTATATGCAATAAAACATTCAAAGCCCATATAAGAGGTTTTGAAGCAAGAAAGGTTTGCTCTTCTCTTTGTAGCTATGAATTTTGCAAGAGAAGACTACATTGGAGTAATCGTGCGCATTAAAGCCAAGGTTTTAAATTCTAAAATTGATGAAAAAGGCAGAATGTTATCAATAATTCAATGCAATGGAAAACTTTTACCTAAAGGTGTAATGATAGATATTCGTTTTGGAAGCGTTAGAACAAACGCCCAGAACGCCCTATACTGGCAATATTTGCATTGGCTTATCAATGAGGCAGGGTTGAAAGAACAGGGCCATTTTTCAGAAGAAGCGCTTCACACTGATATTAAAGCGCGTTTTCTCGCTGAAAAAATATTTGATAAGGGCCAATTTAAAGCGATTGAAGAAGCCAGCACGACCCAAATGACGAAGTCGGAGTTCTCGGAATATTTTATGAAAGTAGACGAATTTATGCGAGAGTTTTTCAAAATTTCCACAGCTCCGTTTTGGGAGATTTATGAAAGAGATTTTAAAATCTCTTGACAGGGTTTAGGATTGCAGTAAAATAAAAATATGGATAAGCGAGCAAAGGAAAGAGATGAAAAATATAAAAACACATAACCTCAACGGAGAATCGTTTGAGGTTTTTTTATTTGCCCCCGGGTTTGCTCGCGCGAACAAGAAGGTTCTTTCCTTCCCGGGGGCACCTTTATTTATGGAGTTAATTTTTTTATGAAAGACGCTTTTTATTTTAGCCACGATTCAAACGCACGGCACGATCCGAAATTAGTTACCCTTATAAACGAATATGGGCTTTTGGGATATTCTTACTTTTTCATTTTAATTGAATTATTGCGAGAACAAGACCAATACCGGCTGCCCCTGCGTTTGTTGGGTGCATTAACAAAAGAATGGCAGACACCTAACAATGTTATAACAAAAGAAATAATTGATAGAATGATTGAATTACGCCTGATTGACAATATTGTGGATAATAATGAAGAGTATGTTACAAGCGACAGTTTATGCCAGAGAATGTCTTATCTCGATTCAATAAGACAGAAGCGCTCCGACGCTGGTAAGAAAGGTATGGCAATGCGCTATCATCGTTATAACACTGTTATAACGCAACCTAA